ATTCCCCCATGTTCAGATATCCGCAGACATGAATAAGAAGGACTACTTTACGACAACCCAAAACGGCCAGTATAAGGGGACTGGGATAGGCGGAACTATCACGGGGTTTGGCTGTAATACTCTGATTATTGACGACCCCTTAAACCCGAAAGAGGCCGTATCGGACACCATCCGGTTATCTGCTATAGACGAAATCCGCTCAACTCTCTTCTCACGCTTTAACGATTACAAAATGCGCCGCATGATTCTAATTATGCAAAGGCTGCACGATGCAGACCCTACAGGGGATTTGTATAAAGACGGGGGATATTATCTCTTAAAGCTCCCGGCCTATGCCTCTAAACGAATCCAGATTGATCTGCATGGACTAACTTGGACCATGGAAGAGGGGGACTATCTTACCCCAAGGCTAGACCAAGCGTCACTAGATAAGTTGCGTACTGATTTGGGGGAATATCACTTTTCAGGCCAGTATATGCAAGAGCCCGTCCCACTAGGCGGCGGAGATTTTAAAGAGGGATGGATACAGTTTTACGCTCAAGGCGGTATAAAGCCAAAGGAAATGAATGTGGTCATCCTTGTCGACCCTGCTGGCGGCGAGGAGCTGAACAAGAAGAAAAAGAAATTATCCGACTGGACCGCAATGATGGTTGTTGGTTTGGGAACTGATAACAATTATTACTTACTGGACATAATCAGGGACAGGCTCAATCCTACCGAAAGGATTGATACTTTGTTCATGCTTCATAGAAAGTGGAACGCCCTGTGCGGCAAAGCACCCAAGGTGGGCTATGAGAAATACGGTATGATGACCGACACCCACTACATCGAGGACAAGAAAAAACAGGATGCCTATAACTTTCCCTTGATTGAGCTTGGCGGACAGATGCAAAAGGAAGAAAGAATTAGGAGACTGATTCCGGATATGCAAAATGGCCGTTGGTATTTCCCGCAAAGTCTGATATATATAGATAGCGAGGGGCGGAAGTTTGATCTTGTTCAAGAACTTGTGTCGTCAGAAATGCCCACTTTTCCACGCGCCAGACATGATGATATGCTTGACGCGCTTTCGCGTATCTATGAGGGGGATTTAAATATGGTGTTTCCAAAGCCAAAGGTCGGCATGGTTGAGAAGTCTATGCGAGCGAACGAAGAATCTTATACGCCGTGGGATTACTAAATGGACAAAATCGCCCTCCTTTGCCAGAAGCAATTAAAAATCTCTCAACGCGGTCTATCTCTCCAATGGCAGAACACCGATGCTTGTCAGTCGTTTTACAACGGCGACATGATGACTTATTCGGACAGGATTCAATTCGCTACGCAGGACGGACAGAGAAAAAGAACCACAGTAGCGTTTAACAAAGTTCAATCTAATGTGGATTCTGTTGTAGGTTTTATGGCGCAGAACCGCCGGGAGCCTAAATTCCTAGCCAGACTTCAGGCCTCACCCGAACAGCAGCGCTATTCCAAAAACATGAATGCCCTCTATGGTTATCATAGGGAAAATGAGAACGCAGACCAGATCGAGACCGAGCAAGATTCAGATATGCTTGTCAATGGTTACGGGGCGACAGATGTTGATTTGTCCTACATTCAAGGGAATGCATCCACCTCGCCTTATGGAGATATTATCAAAGTTAGATTGGAGCCTCGTCAGGTAGGCTGGGACCCAAGGGCTAAACAGAAGAATTTACTAGATGCCAGATGGGCGTATTACTACGATGATTATGAACTAAAAGAAGCCCTTTCATTGTTCCAAGGTTCGAATGAAAGCGACTTTGAGAAGGTATCAAACGAAGAACCCGCTGATACAGGGTATGTCTACAACCCTTGGGGCGGACTGTATGACAAAATTAAACTGGTAGATACGGTTGAATGGGCTGCCCGTGAACAGGACATGGTTCGGGTGTATAACCATCAATGGATGGAATATGAAACGTTCTATCGTGCTAAAAATCCCATTTATTCTGCCCAAACACCAGAAGACGCCTCTTTCTTCAAAATACAGTTAGACATTATTCAATCTGAAATCCCGAATATGGGACCCGAAGATTTAGACGCGCCGGATATGTTTGCGTTTGATCCTTTGTCGGAGGAGTTGGTATTTGATGAAAAGACCAAGACCAAGCTAAAGCAAGCCTTTGGAGAATTAATTGAGCCCGTAAGCTTTAAGCGCAAGGTTTTTCATACCGCTGTTTACTCCGGTTCTCACGTATTCACGCACTTCCGCTCTATCTCCCAGCAGGGCTTCTCCATAAAGTTCAAGACCGGGACGTACAATGCGCAAGACAAAATCTGGGTTGGTATGGTCAATTCCATGATGGAGCCGCAGAAGTATTACAACAAAGCTTTAACGGAACTCCTATTCACCATCGCGTCCAACTCTAAAGGTGGAGTGATGGTTGAGGAGAACGCAGTTGAATCCATTTCTGACTTTGAGAGTAAATGGGCGAAGACGGATGCGGTTATCAAGGTAAATGACGGGGCCTTGTCTGGACAGAAGATACAAGAAAAAACCCGTGGGGCTTTGCCTACAGGTTTAGAGGGTATCATTCAATTATGCGATGCCAATATATCCGCCAATGGCGTTGATCCTTCCTTCTTGGGACAAATAGGTGAGCAAGAATCCGGTATCTTGTACAAACGCCGTATCCGTCAAGTCATATCTAAAATGGGTAGGTATTTTGACTCGCTCACGATGTATCAGAAGGAAGATGCTAGATTACACGCTGATCTTATTCCTGTTTGGGTCGAGAACAACAACGGCCAATGGGTCAGGATCACAGGCGAAGACGGGGCAGATGAGTTCGTTCAAGTCTCCTCTGATATGTTGACTGCCGAATATGACATTTCCATTCAAGAAGCCTCACAAACACCGGAAGACAAGCAGGAAACCGCGCTTGTATTGAATGCTTTGGGTGACAAACTAGCCATGATTAACCCTCCTGCTGCCCAAAAGATATGGGCAGAATCCCTTTCCATGATGTCAATGGATGTTGATGTTGTTGGACGAATCAGGGAGGTTCTGCAACCTAACGAGGAAATGGTTCCTATTCAGGAAGTACAGAAACTTCAGCAGATGATCGAGCAATTACAATCGCAATTAAACATGGCGCAAGTCGCTAAACTGCAATCTGAAACAGAGAAGAACCAAGCCACGACACAGAAAATCGCCGCTGAAATACCCAAGACGCAAGCCCAGACTGTTAGTGAATTGGAAACAGCCCGCAGGACAGGATATGAAAATGATATTCTGCAATCTGGAAATTACGAACCCGCCAACGTATCTATCTAAGGAGCCAAAATGAAGATACTAGAAGAAGCCGAAGAACTAAAGAAACAACTCGAAGCCCTTGAGACTGAAGAGGGCGATGGGTTGCCGGAAGAGATTGTTGAGGAAGTTGTAGAAGAACCGGAGGTCAAGGATGAACCTGTTGACGAGCCGAAGGAAGAACCCAAAGAGGAAGTTAAAGATGAACCAGAAGAATTAGACGCTTCCGGATGGAGAAAGCTTCGCCGTGAAAAAGCCGCTGCTGAAAAACGAGCACAAGAAGCGGAATCTAAATTAGCAGCACCTAAAGAAGAAACCGAATCTAATCCCCTAGATGCTGAAATTGCGGACGTTATTATTGAAAGACGAAAGCAAAAGGCAGAACAGGAATTTAACAGATTAGAACAAGACTTTGCCCGTACCGTACCGGGCTATGAAGACACAGAAGACGCTGTAGGCGTTGCCACTCAATACAAAATGGCGATTTACAACAGTATCCGTACCGCACATCCTCGTATGTCGCATTCTGATATTTTAGATCAGACCAAAGAAACATTGCTGAAAAAAGCTGGAACGTATCTCAATCAAGGATTTGATCCTATCGAAGAGATGTACCAAGACGCCGTAGCTTTGGGGATTAAACCCCAACCACGTAAGGTTCAAGAGGAAGTTAAGGAAGAAATTAAGAAACCAGACCTTTCCAAAGTTGCCGCAAACAAAGCTAGAAATGCAGGAACCGCAGGGGCTAGAGGATCGGCAGGGGAAGCTAAGCCAACTCTGGATTTTGTCGCGCAGGGCGATGTAAAAGAATGGCTTAAACAAACTCCCGAGCAAAAACGCGAATACCTTGCCCAATTAAAGGCGCTTGCAGGATAATAACTTTTATGGCATTATCGAATCACGCCCTCGGGTAGGTTTGGTAATGTCTTAAATTACACGGTTGCGCGCATAGCTCTACTGCACCACGCTTCGTCCACGTTACGGATAGAGGACTCAAGGCCTTAAAATACCTTTGGCAGTTGGAAAACTCATTCATTTCAACTTTTAACCAGAGGATTATTATGGCAGCTACAACCATGACTTCCGCCAATGCCCTGACGCTAAAACTTTGGGGCTCCGAAGACTGGGTTAACCCCGGCCAACGCGTGGCGTTCGGTCATCTCTTTTCCCGTGGTGCAGTTCACTACGCAACAGAGTTTGAAGGTCAACGCGCTCGCGGCGACCAAATCACCTATGACTACACAAACAAACTGACTGGTATTCCAGTTGGTGAGGGCGGTACGCTCGATGGTAACGAAGAAGCCCTTGATTTGGGTTCGTTCACCATGGCAATCAACGTTACTCGTATTGGTGTATTGAATCCAAACGACGACACGATTGAGCAGCAACGCACTCTTGTAAACTTCCCAGAACGTACACGTAAGGTTATTCCACAACGTCACTTTGAGCTTGTGGATGCGTCTTGCTTCAACCAACTGGCTGGTTTTAACCCGACTTCCTATACACAAAACGGCACTACATGGTCCGGCACGAACAAGCTGTTCGTACAAGGCCACAACACGCCAGTTGCACCATCTACCACACGCATTATTCGTGCTGGCGGAGCCGCAACAGACCAAGCCCTGACATCTTCTAACACGATGACACTGGACTTGATCGACTATGCACTGGAAGCAATCGACCGTTCCGACCAACCAATCAAAATGTTCGCTGATGAAACATACGATCTTTATGTTTCGCCAGAACAATATACTGATTTGAAGCAGGACACATCGGGTAAAATCCAATGGTTCAACCAAGCCTTGGCTTATGCCACTTCGGGTGAATACGGACAGCTTCGCGGTACAATCTTTGAGCAAATGCCTTCGCTTGGTCAATATGGCCGCGTGAACATTTACTCTGCCCCGCGTGTAGCTTACGGCCAACGTTCCGACACTTCGGCAGTTATTACAACTGTTCGCCGCGCCGTTCTGGTTGGTAAAGACGCCCTGACATACGCTTCGCCGTTTGGTAATCCAACGGAGAAATCATCCCTCAAATACTTCGACCAATTGAAAGACTACGGTTATTTCAAAGGTCTTGAGGGTCGTATGATTTACGGCATTAAGAAAACAGTAGCGACCAACTCCGATGATATCGGTGTGTTTGTTATTGCCACTTATGCAGCAGCCCACGGTTAAGGAGACATAACATGGCATATCCAACTATCTATCCTACCCAGTATGCAGGTACAGCAAAGGACTTTCTGAAAGTTAAATCAGATCGTTCCGGCGCAGCCCGTATTTGTGCTGGCGCGGTGACTATCTCTTCCGGTACGGCAACTGACACTTATGTTGGCCTGTTCCCCTTTAACAAGGGTGCGCGGGTTGTCATTGGTGACAAGTCTGTCTATGTCGGGGACATTGGCACCACAGTAACAACTGTTAATCTGGGGTACTTGTATGAAACAAGCACCGCAAGTGACGCAGACGCATGGGTTTCACTTTCCACTGCCGCTGGTACAGGCGGATTCCTAGTAGTGGATGAAATCCAAGGACTTTCGTTTGTCGCGGCTGATAACGGCTGGGTAACGCTTCAAATCGCTTCAGCAGCAACCAATGCTGCGGGTGATGTGACGTTCCAAGCTATCGAAGCTTATGACGGTCTAGGTGTAAACAACTCCAACAACCAGTCATAATAGATGGCCACGTTCGGTGAAATACAGTCTCAAGTGTCCCAAAGGCTTCTGGACCCTAATTCTGTTGCGGTAAGCGCATCGAACGTGGCTGCCTCTATTAACGATGCAATACGTTATTGGAAGTTTCGACGGTTCTGGTTCAATGTTGTTTTCGACTCGGTAACATTGACACAGAATGTCGGAACTATCCCAATGTCCGGGGACATTCTAGTCCCTTCGACTGATTACGATGGTTTTGTGATTGAGTATTCAGGGATGCGATATCCTTTGAGAAAAGTCACTCAACAAGAGTATGACGGGGTATGGTTGACCAATGGTTATGGACTGCCCTACCTTTATGCTCGTGTTGGATTGGACTATGAATGCTATCCATTACCAGACCGCGCCTATACGTGCAAAAGACACTATCTAAAGGAATACGCCGCCCTTTCTATCCCCAATGACACAAATGATTTTACGAATTACGCTGACAGGCTTATCATGCTTTGGGCTTGCGCGAATTTAACCGCTGAACTCCGTCAAGATGAAAAGATGGAAGAATACTATAGAAATGCAGCGAATGATGAATATAAACAGCTTCAAGTCATGTCTGATAAATCGGATGGATCAGGAAGATTAGTACTTTACTCAAATCTAATATAAGGAGAATTACATGACTAACGAAACACTAGGCGGTATTCGCCGCTTGGGGGCTGTACAGGTAAGGAGCTATACGGTTGCAACTGCGCCTTCTGCGTCCTTACTATCTCAAGGGATTATTTACGTATCAAACGGAGCGACAAACTCTCCGACATTGGCATTCTCTGATGGGACAAACTGGCTTCGTGTTGACACACTGGCGGCAATCTCTACATGAAAATTGCTATTGTTGGAACAGCCCCGCAATTTATTGAAGCCCCGTTCAATGATCCTTCATGGGAGATTTGGACTGTTGCGGGATTGTTTAACAAAGCGCCTCGTATAGACAGGCTGTTTGAGCTTCACAATAAAAAAGACATGGCGGAATTTGTAGAAGCCCAAGTGGGGTATACGGAATACGCTAAGGGAATTAAAGACAAATTGGTTTTGCGGGAATCTCACGAGACGTACCCGGATGCCACGGTATTTGATTTTAAATATTACCTAAATAAGTATGGACCACGGTTTGCATCTTCTATTTCATGGATGCTTGCCGAAGCAATTGAAAAAGGCGCGACTGAAATCGGTATTTTCGGGGTCAATATGACCCATGATAGCGAGTATGAATACCAAAGACCGTCTGCGTGTTATTTCTGCGGGATAGCGGTGGGAATGGGGATTAAGATTCACATTCCAAAATCTAGTGACCTTCTTCTTGTCCCGGTTCAATACGGATATGAAGATGAACCATTGGCTGTTATTTCCGCTAGACAGAAAAAGGCAGAGGCTATTCAGAATATTCAGATAGCTTCCGATAGCGCCCGTCATTATGAGGGCGATAAACGATATTATGAAGGTGTTCGTGATGCCTTTGAAAACTTTGAACGGAGTTGGATACGATGAGCAGCTTGACACCGAATTATAATTGGATTCTACCCGGCGTTGGAGATGTAACAGATCAAGACCTCTGGGGTGGATATCTCAATTCAAATCTATCGGACCAAGATACACAATTAAAAACAATTTCTGATTTGGCAAACGGCTCTACGAGTGCGGAAACTGCCAACTTCTCTGTAACCTCGGCAGACAACAACAAGGTGTTTCTAGTTGATGCTACGAGTGGAAATATAACTGTTTCCCTCGCAGACGTTACAACCCTCCCGGATGGATTTAAGTTCGGGATTAAAAAGGTTGACGCTACTACGAATACAATAACCATCGATCCTAATGGTTCGCAGACAATCGATAGCGCCGCGACTTTAGTCATTAATGATGAGGTCAAAGGATATCTGGTAACGGGTGACGCTACAGAGTGGTTTAGTTATGCCACTTATTATACACCCCCTGCAACTCCTCCAACTCCGACACGTTATGTAAGCCCGGAACAGACAATTTCCCCTGCGAGCGTTGTTTCCGTTGCCCATGGATTGGGAACATCCCCAGTTACAATTACTGCTTATTTGATTTGCAAAACCTCTGAATGGGGATATGCGGTTGATGATAAGGTCATGGCACCGACTATAGAAGTTTCAAATACCGCCGCTGACTATGGGATTATGGCCGGAGGGAATTTGACTGATGTGTTCTTTGTCACCGGAGACAATGGTGTTCTTGTGGCGCAAAAAACCTCATCCGGAGGCGCTCCTATAGGTGGAGGACAAATTATCACCCCTGCGAATTGGCGCGTTATTATTGTTGCGGAGACTTAATGGCCAAGACAGGAACATTTGAGCCTGTTGAAATCACGCCGGGGGTTCAGCCACCTGCGGACAAAACGTCTTTTTCTACTTCCCACTATATCTATGCAGATAAGATAAGATTTGAAAACGGCTTTCCTAGAAAAATCGGGGGCTGGATTCAACTGGTTTTTAACTATGGTTTGACCATAGCGGGAACGGTTCGCTCTATTTTTTCCGATCTTATCAATGGCAAGTATTACATTGTTTTGGGATCGAACGAAAAACTCTATTCTCTTATTGGTTCTACTTTAACTAACATCACTCCCTTTGATCCTGATGATATTGCTATCGCAAATAGTCTCGATACCCATTATGACACGCTGGCAAACAATCCATTTACGTCTGTTGATGGTAGTTCGTTTGTCACTGTCGCAGATGCGGATGCTGGGTTATTGGAAGCTGGGGACATTGTTTATATTTCCGGCGCTACGACATTTGCCGGAATACCCGCTTTAAATCTAAATGGTGATGCCCTTGTTCGTGAAGTTGGGATAGGAGTATTTACAATCAATGTAGGTGTCAATGCCACATCTTCCACCTCTGGTGGGGGGAATGCTGTTATACGCTCCTCCGGTCTTTTGACAGTGAATGCCACAGCCCACGGTCAATTGGACGGTGATAGGGTGAAGATTGAAGATGCTGCCAACACAGGCGGTATTCTGGCGGCAGAGATTAATAAAGAATTTATTATCAGAAATGTTACTACTGATACTTTCGATATTATGACCGATGGTGAAGCGACAAGCTCCGTTACCGCCGGGGGTGGGGCTTCGACAATTTACTATGAAGAAATTCCGCCGGGTAATTTGAATGAAACGAATATGACCGGATATGGGGCAGGATTATATGGCGCTGGACTGTATGGAACCGCCCTACAGTCAACCACAGGTCGTTCCCTTCCTAGAATATGGTTTATTGATCGTTATGCCAACACAATGGTCATGACGCCCGGAAACCAAGGGGGGGTGTACCAATGGTTTGCTTCGGCAGAAGTCGCGCCAGAGCAAGTTACCAACGCTCCTACAGAGGTTAATTATGTCTTTGTTTCTGACAATATTTTAGTGACTTTGGGTGCCGGGGGGATAGAAAACCGCGTTTTTGCTTCGGATCAAAATGATATTGAGATGTGGGTTTCGTCTTCTACCAATCAGGTTTTTGATGATGATATTGAGGGCGCGGGGAGATTATTGTCCCACGTTCCCGTACAGGATTATAACCTTCTTTTCACAGAAAATAAAACCTACACCTTCCGGTATATCGGCCTTCCTTTTGTCTGGGAGATTAAACCTTTAGACGAAACCGTGGGAATTATCGCCCCCATGGCGCGTGTATCAGTAAAGGGTGTTGCGTTCTGGATGGGGACGCAAAACTTCTATATGTATCGTGGCGGAGTGGTTGAGGTCATTCCCGCAAACACTCAACATGAATCAACCTGTTTGAATTATGTATTTTCAGACATGAATTGGGGGCAAAAGTCTAAATTCTTCGCATGGTATAATGTGGAAAATGATGAGGTTTGGTTCCACTATGCTACAGGAAACTCTAATGAATGCGATAGGGTCGTAGTTGTAAACGTCCAAGAGTTTACTTGGACACTTCACACATTTGATAGAACGGCAGCGGAATATCCGGCTCCTCGATTGAAAAACCCGCGCCTTATAAATGTGGGGACACTATACCAGCATGAGTTTGGCGTGAATGACAACGGTTCCGGAATGTCTTGGGAGTTACTTGGTCCTAAAAGATACTGGGGCAAAGACAATGTTAATGTCAACCGTATCGTTCCGGATAATATTTTAACCGGAAATATGACCTTTGCCGATACCGCCTATCTATTCCCCCAGTCACAAACAGCCATTGGAACATCTAGCGTTACGATTAACGGAACGACAGAACAACAACCTATTCTGCGGTCTGGAAGAATCCACCAGTATAATTTTTCTGGGTCGGATGTGGATCAGGAATTTATCATGGGTCAATGGTTGGAAGAAATCCAGAAAGGACCGACAGAATGAAGTCGTATCCTACCTTTATTATTAATCCTCAATCACCCTTGTTTGAAGGTGAGGTTGTGAAGCTTTTGCAGTACATTCTAAAAGAGCGTCCGAACGATGTAAATGATTTTACGAACCTCAATAACCGCTTTCTTTTGGGAAGACTTTCGGGTAAAATCCCTAGTGGAAGCCTAGACGTTGCTAATACTGACCGTATTGGGGATGTAAATTTTACGCCAACATATATGTATGTGCTGGTAGACAATTCAGGTACGGCAGAATGGCGCAGAGTTGCGCTTTCTAGCTGGTAGGGGGCTTCCATAGGACTCTTCGGCGGACAAAAAACCAAAGTACCAGCAAGCGGATTCTACGCACTTCCGCCAGAGTACCAATCACTTTACATGGGTCTTTTAGGGGAGGCCAACAACACCCTTCTGCCCGGCGGGAAGTTGAACGTTGACGCCTTTACTCCCTTAGCCCAAACAGCGGAAGAAGACAAAGCCCAAGGCCTGATTAACAAAGGTCTAGCCCCGACACCGGAAAGCCTCCAAGCGGACCTTTCTATGTTGATGAATCCATTTGATGATTATGTCATAAACGACATGAACCGTCAGGCTACGGGAGCTAATTCTCTCGTTAATCAAAACGCATCAAGGGCTGGTCAGCAAGGTTCAAACCGTTCCTTTTTGGGGACTTCAGATGTTGAGCAGCAAAGATTGAACTCTATAGGGCAATTTAGACAATCGCAATATAACAATTCCATCGATCAAATCTTAGGCCCACTATCCGGCCTTCGCCAGCAAGATATCGGTAATCTTATGGGATTTGGTGAGTTTGAGCGCGGTTTGGATATGAATACGAAACAAGCGCCATATAATGCTTTAAATTCCGCTTATGGAACATTGAACTCCATCCCTACGTCTTTTGGAAACTTCGGAACGAAAGAGCAGACCATTAAAACCGGGGGTGGTCTTGGCGGCGTACTAAGCATGGCCGGGAATGTGGCCTCTATGGCAACCGGAAACCCTATGTGGTCTATGGCTGGTAATGCTATTGGCGGCGGTATGCAGGGCGGAGGCGCTGGTGGGGCTTCTTCTATATTCTCTGGTATTCAGGGTCTAGGCTCCTCCATGGGTCTATGGGGCGGACTT